CTCTCGCTTTTTGGGTTTGGTGATATACAAAAGGGGGTGGAGCTTTACCCCCACCCCCTTGCATTCTCAACAACTCTCCCGCGCTGCCTATCCGAGGATACGCGCTGCCAACTCAGGACGCACCAACTTGACACCGTAGAGCATATCAAAGTAGAAAGTGGTCTGCATGAACTGGCGTGCAGCGGTCAAGCGAATGACCAAGCCACTAACCGGGTCACGGATGATGCTCTGAGGCTGTCCGAGCTCTGCCGTATCGATGGCAGAATCTGCCAAGGGAGCCGAGGCGAAAGCGAAAGCATCGCGGTGGAAAGCGAGGTTGACCGTGTGCGAGGCAACAAATGTGATTGCGGCATCATCTGCCCACGCCACTTTTGAGGCGGGGGTGAAAGCCATGCCAGCAATCGCGTTAGTGGCAGCCGTCGCGTTAGCCGTGACGGTATACTGCTGCGTGTCGCCGGCAACGGTGAAGACATCACCAACCACTACCGTGCCCGTGAGGGAGCCAGCGTCAATATCCACCGTAGTCTCGCCTACCGTGTAAGAAGCATCATTGACCAGGGGCGAGCCCGTGAGCGTGCCGCGTGTGTGCGTGGGCACATTCTGGTTCATGTAGAAATCAGCACCCAAGACGCGACCAATCTCACCCTCACGGATCGGGGAGCCATCACCGCGCCAAGCGGCAGACTGGAAAGCCTCTAAGCCCATCGCCTTACCTTCAGCGGAGGGATCGAGCACCACGCGCCGGTTGCTCATGGGAGCCAACTGCTCGTTTAGCTTCTGGCGTGCGCCCTCCAGCCAAGCATCAGCATTAGAGTCAAACGGCGTGGTACCTGCCGTGCCGCCGGCACCATATACGCCGGTATACTCAGCGAAGAGATCACTCTCAGCTTGAGCGACTAAGCTCTTGATCGCTTCCGAGGCTTGCATAGGTACAAAGCCGCCCTCTGCGTCGATCTGCGTAAGCTCTTGGTCGTTAAGATGAAACTTAGTGTGATACCATTTATCCAGATTGACCGTAACGGCACTATCTGTAGTATCAGAATTGGAAGGAAAAGCATTGCTGTTGGTTACAGCGGAAGCGGTCTGCGCCGTGGGAATGGGCACCGTAATGGCACTACCCTTCTGCGAAGGTTGCAGGGAATAACCCTGATTGACCAGCATGGGGATAGGCGCATTGGAGCGCAGGGATACAACAGATCCCGATAGGATCTTGGGGATTAGATTGCTCAGCGAGTTAGCCAAAATAAAAAACTCCTGCTCTACAGAGGTAGATGGTAAACGGTTAAGTGCCTATGAACCCGCTACTCCCCTGTGGAGGATTCGCGGCAATTTTCCGTTTGTCTGCTCTGTGGAACAGGAGTTAAAGCCATGTTTCCCCCCGGAAGCTACGCAGAGCGCAGTGCCCTTCTGTTGCATAGTGTAGGGAAAAAAGTTCATTTGTCAGGTTTGGCGAAGAAAAAGACGGCGCACATAGGCGTTTCGATTCCTCACGCAAGCACGCCGCCCCTTTGCTCTACTCCGCGATAACTTCGCCAGTAGCCACTTTATCAGCATATTTGCCCATAGCGGCGGGGTCAGATTTAGATATCACCATCTTGCCCCCGCGCATTGTCGTGCCTGGTATCGGCGCGTCATCCCCCTTGCTGCCCTTGTAGAAGTGCGGCTTGCGCGTGAGGAGGTCTTTGTTGTATTCCTCTGGTGACTGTGGCGTTATACCATCCTCGCCATACACGACCTTGCCGGCGAGCTTCCGCACAAAGCTCCCATCTTCCTCTACTGCCCACCCCTCGCGCTGCGCTACATCGGCAACGTCATCGGGATCTACCGCACTGACTGCCGCCCTCTTTATAGCCTCGCGGAGTCTGCCCTGCTGTTGCTGTTGCTCCAGCGCGGCTTTCTCTGTGTTGGCATTAGTGAGGGCATTCTCCAGGGCTTCCATCCGCTGCTCTAATGTGCTCTTCTCTTCGCTCATCTTTTTACCGCTATCCTCCGCTTTAGCTTGCAGCGTGCTCAGTTCCTCCTGCGCTGCGGTGAGCTGCTGTTGTAGCTCTTGGTTTTTAGTGTTGAGCGTGCGCCCATTCTCAATAGCCGCGTGGTGCTTTTCCTTGGGAGAGTAGCCATCTAAGCGGTAGACTTTCTTGCCGTCCACCTCCACCTCCGCATATTCCTCCCGCAACACTTCGGGCACTTCCTCTGCGCTGGCGTATTCATAGGGTAAAGCCATTGTGCATTATCCTCCTGTTAACTGTCAATAAATCGCCTCTTTAGGTCTATTTGGGCATCTAATAGGCGTTTAATGGATATTTTAACAAAGTCCCGCTCACTTAAATTCCCCTGCTCCCACTGCGTCAGGGCAGTAATACTATTGCTCAAGGTCTGCGCGTAGGTAGCATCCCCCATGCCATCGTCATATTCGGGAGCCAGTTCCACCTCGATCTCTGGTGTTTCCTCATCAGGCATCGTCTACCCCCGCCTTGAGCTTGAGCTCTTTGAGCGTGAGGGGGGTGCCCACGCGGTTGACTAAATCCCCCGTCTTGATCTGCCCCGTCTGCCATAGCTCCCACACGCCAGTACCTAATGCTTGCTTTTGCCCTGCCTCGCTGCGGCGATTAAGCCACTGGTCAAAGGTGAGGCGAGGAGCGGGTTGCCCATCAAAAGCAAAGCCATCTCCCTCCTCCTGTATGATGCGGTGTAAGCGCGGCTCGATAGTGCTCTGTAGGCTTTCGAGATCGTGAAAGATGGGGATGAGGGTAGTGCGACAGTTATAGTGCCACGGGGGAGGACCAGGGAAACGCCCTGCGCCGGTATTCTTAAAGGGGGAGTGGTCTAAGTGCCACGCTTGCCCGTTGCGGATATGGCATATCTTGGAGGTACGCCCATCCAGCACCGCGTCTGCCTGATACCCCTTGATCCGATCCCCGTTGCGCTGGTAGGTAGCGAGCCGTGAGGCGTTGGTGAGTTGGGCACCTGCCGTATTGAGGAGAGACGCGGCACCGCGACGAGACTTGAACATCACCCCATCTTGGTAGCGCACCGCACGGCTCCCCCGTATAACGCGGAGCATATCAGAGAGGTGCTGCCCTTTGTCCACCGCGCTACCCAAGCCCTGCGCTATGCGTTGCTTGAGTGCCCGTGCCCCCTCGCGCCATTTGACCGCTAACGGGGAGCCTGTGGTATCACCGGGGATAAACGTCTCCGCAAGCAACTCCAGTGCCGCGTTAGAGCCTAAGCCCTTATTTAAGATAGGCACCTTCATGGCTTTGTTGACGATACTGCGTGCCGCCTTAGACTCTGCTACGATCAACCCCGCGAGCTCGTTAGTCTGCACACGCAGGGCGGCAGCGTAGGTGACATCAATGCGGCTATTAATCTCCCGCAAGAGCCGCTCCAGTCGTGCCCTCTGTGCCGCACGCTGCCCCACTTCAGAGGGATCAATCTCCTTGATGAGATCCACCACCTCTCCCTCTAATAGCATCAGGCGCGTCATCGTGCGCTCTACTGCCCCCCGGTTATAACGGGCAAGGAGTAGATCGTGCTCTACTAACGCGTCCTGTATTCGCTCTGTTGCGTTCACGGCATCTGCATGGGGTTAAAGTGGTGGAGGCGGTTTAAGGTTGTTGATCTGCTATTAGTCTCTTCTTGCGCCGCTCGCGCCAACGCCTATTGCTTTCCTTGTGCTTACGCCTACACTCCTTGCACCGACATCCCCTTTTATATCCCCACGTTCCATGCCTGTAAGCATAACGCCCACGCGAAGCAGCCGCATTGCAGGAGTGGTGACTAAAGGCAACGTTATCGAGGTCAAAAAACAACTCCTTCGGGTCTTGGGAATCCAACCAGGGCATTTTATGCTCAATCGTGAATGTATCTATGTGATCGATCGATTTACCACACCGGAAACATTCACCCACGCCACTATCGTGAGCCAGTTTAAAGAGAAGTTTTTTTATCAAGTGCTGACGGGCTGTACTGTGGTGCATTCCAAGCTGTGCGTATTTCTTCTGTGCTGACTGCTTCATTCGTTGACCCTCGTCGTTGAATGTTTATTGTGCCGCGTGCTGTAAGATTCCCTATAGGGTTTTTCTTACAGTCGATACCATTGCGCCCCCCGTTATGGGTCATACTCTATGTGGATGTGGGAGCCACGATGCCATACTATATCGTAGTCTGGTCCCAGTAGCACCTTCAGATCGCGTATGATCTTCTCAATCGTGGCATCCGTGAGGAACTGCCCCGCGCTGGTGCGTATCCGTACATCGATGGCGAGGTCTTTATAATGCTTGCTGTTGATCTTGTGCTTGCCATCCCTGCCGGCAGTGAGCCGAAAGACAAAACCCTTCTGGTCAGCACACCCCCAAAACTCAAAGATGGCTTGAATGTTGAGGAGGTAACTGGTGAGCTCAGGGCGCAGAAAGCGTATATCTACCCCATCTTTTAGCGCGGGTATCATTATCCCTCCTCCACCATCGGCATGACTACCCCGGCGATATCTCCCTCTATGCTCGCCTTCTCTTCTTCCGCGTCGATGCCTGGGCGTGCGATCTCTCCCTGCTGTAGGTTGTATTGCAGCGTATCAAAGCTCATGCCGCCGGCTTGGTAGGCAGCGATCAGACTCTGGAGCTCCTGCGCGGAGAGTTTACCACTCACCAAGTCTGTATTGAGCGTTGCCTCTACGTCTTCCGCTTCCTCCCCACTGTAGAAGAGCATCGTGCGGAGTGCTCGCGTGAGGATGCTGGATAGGTACACGGCAACCCCCGCTACGCTGCTTTCCTCGCGGCTCTGGCGTAGGCGATGCGTCTCTGCTGCCTCTGCGCTCTTGCGGTCTGACTGCACGCCGCGTGCGCCTAATGCCGCCATGTAGTCTACGGTCTGCGCCATCGCCTCAGAGAGGGGGGTCAAGCCCTGCCCGGTAAACTCCAGCATACCAGCGCGTGCATCCGTTGACTCCGATACCCACGCGGTAGCAGAGCCAATGCGGAGCTCCGTCTCTGCGCTAAAGCCGGCAACCCACGGCGTAGGTAAGCCGCAGTAGTGCAAGCCGTGCGCGTAGTCTGCGCTCA